CCACAAGATTCATCCATGACATTTGCAGTATCAAGTCACGGACTGAATTGAATGGCAACAGTGAAGCAAAAGAAGCGTTCGATGCCTTGGTTCAGGAGTACGAAGAATGGAGTCAAAAGAATGCACCGTTTTAAAACAGTCGCGCCCCTGATGGTTTATCTGCCGCCAGATGAGGTAACGGAACTTAAAAAATGCGCCAAGGCGCACGGCAAGTCCGTCTCTCAGATTGTCCGGGAAGGCGTGAGGTCTCGGCTGGCTGGCGCAGAAAATCCATACGTCAAAGGATTCGATGACGGTTTAAACGCAGCAATGGAGATTGCCCTCAAGACCAAGGGTGCGCAGATGATGTTCCCGTCCGGCAAGTCTTTTGGAGAACTGGTCAGGGACGAGATCGACAAATTCAAACTGGACAAACAAATGCCGGAGGCCACAGATGAGCGCCAACCTGATTGAACAATGGCATCAAGCCGCTAGACCGACTCCATCGGAGCATGACTTCAATGTTCAAGTTGGTTGCCACGTTGAAGAGTTCATCGAAATGCTCGACTCTGTGGAATGCAGGATTGGAACCTTTGAACACAGTAGCCATGACTTCAATGTCCTCAAGGATCTGCTGACGGCCCTGTCGAACGGACTCAAGAAGAACAAAATCCGTTTAAACATCAAGGACAGGAATGCATTCCTCGATTCGATTGCAGACCAAGTGGTAACGGCAATTGGATGTGGTCACTGTGCCGGTATGCAAACCAGCGAAGCGATCCGCCGAGTCAACGCCAGCAACTGGAGCAAGTTTGACGATAACGAGCAACCCATCAGGGATGCCAACGGGAAGATTGCGAAAGGCCCGAATTATCAGCCGCCAAGTCTGGAGGGATTGTTTTGAAGGCAAACGAAACCCAAGTTGGCGGGGCGCACTACCAGTTGACTGTGCAGCCTTGGGATTACATTGCTTTAAATAACCTTGGATACTTTGAAGGCAACATCATCAAGTACGTCACAAGGTGGCGCGGCAAAAACGGCGTTGAGGATTTAAAGAAGGCTCGGCATTACCTCGACAAACTCATTGAGTTGCATGACGAGGAGCGAGATCATGAAAGATGAGACAGGCCAACTGCCGTTTGATTGCTGCCGCTGCGCAGGTGTTATCTCTGACCAAGGAAAACTGGTTGCCCCATGCGACTCATGCCGCAGGGCGGTCTGGCGATCACCTTCAGGCGATAGAACGTCTTGGTTCTCCGTCCCACCGAAACAGGGCAGCGATTGCCCGTCCTATTGGTCAGTCAAATGAAAACAGAAATAAATAGCCTGTCCACCGAGGGGAAGATTGCCGTGATCTTCAGGGCGGCAGAGTTGATTGATGAAACGCGAGACGATGATGTTGTGTCTGGCTTGAGGTCTTTGTTTAAAGCACTTGTCTCGGATCTGTTATCGCCAAGCCATGAACACAAGCATTGATCATGGTTTCAATCACACTCAAGCCGAGTGAGTATGCAACTGCGGTCTACCTCGCCTCGACCAGAGAGTTTGTCAATCGCAACTTTGGAGTCAATGACAAACAAATGGGAAGGGATGACGGATTCCAGATAGCAATTGACGGATTCGTCGGGGAGATCGCGGTCTGCAAATACTTCAACGTCTGTCCCGATCTTTCGTTTGAGCCAAGGGCTGGTGGCGTGGACTGCGTGATCAATGGCAGGCGCGTGGATATCAAAAGCACCAAGCCGGGAAGGGATCGCGTTTACATCCCTGATTGGAAGGCAAAGAACGAGATCGACAGATACATTTACTGCTACGTCAACTTTCGTTCGGTCGATATTCTTGGATGGTTTGCTCCGCAAGACATCTTTCGGGAAGACAACCTTGAGCAATCTCCAATCAAGAGCATCAATCACCACGTTCTTTATCTGGAAAACCTGAGAAAATTTTAATGACCAAAAAAAAGCGTTGGTTTCAGGCTTTGCAAGAGATGGGTTGTATCGTTTGTTTAAACGAGATGAACGTCAAGAGCGACCCCGACATTCACCACATCATCAAGAACGGGAAGCGCATCGATGACTTTCACACAATCCCGCTGTGCCCCACTCACCATAGACTTGGTGTAAACAACGAACACGCCGTCTCTCGCCATCCTTGGAAAAAGGAATTTGAAAAGCGATATGGAACAGAGTGGAAACTCTTGGAACAAACAAAGCGCCACGTTGAAATGGTGCTTCAAGTGCAGCAAGTCATTCCCGAAGGAAATGATGCGCCCGAAGTTCAACAGTAAGGGCAAGAGGATCGGCGCTCAGTGCATTCATTGCCATGCTCGCCGATCCACCTCTATGCTCAGTCGAGAGACTTCTTGAGGAACTGAATACGAGAGGTCATTGCAACTTCTGCTTTGCGGATGTTGTCTAGCACTTCTCGCTTTCTGTCCGAGTCCATTCCTGATACCTGCACCGTTCGGCGCATTTCTCTGAGCATGGTCATGTCTTTATCGATTGTTTGGATCAGGGGCTTTACTGCTTGCAACTTAGCGCCCTTGTCTTGCAGGTATTCCATAAGGTCTTCAGGCTTTGCAGTGCGCTCAAGGAAGTTGATGGTACGGGTTGATTCATCAACCGCCTTCTTCATTTCGTAGTAGGCGCTGATCGTCCCCGTCGATTCTGGCGAAGCATAAAACCGTTTAATCACGGGCATCTGCTCTGCCGTCATCGTTGCTTTTGGCGGGTCGCCCTCGCCACGCATCACGAAGTCGATTGCCATCCCCATGTAGGTTCCGAGCGTCCCCGTGTAGCCACGAATCAAGTTGTCGATTTGCACGGGCGAAGTATTGGTCGCTTTGCCAATATCTTGGGCGAGGATGGAAGTGTTTGCGCCCACCTGATACTTGGGGGCAACGTCTTGCAGCCCCTTGCCGACAATTGGTTGACCTGTAAAGAACGAGTAGTTTGCAACGTTCTCTACAACAGGCAGGAAAGCCTGCGGGATTGGGTTGATTGCCAGCGTCGAAGTGATGTTCCGAATGATCGAATCTTTCAGGTCTTTGCTGGTGTCCTGACCCATGAAGTATTCCAAGATGCGCTCAGGGAACACTTTAAACAGTGTGCCGATCTCAAACGGGATGGGAATCTTGACGCTGCCAATGATCCAGTTGTTATCGCGGACTTCCTGCTCTGCCGTTTTGTATTCCTCAGTGTCGGAGGCAAGCATCCAGTACATCCATGACAGGCCCATCAAGGTCATGGAACGAGTAATGAATGCCTTCTGCATACGCTCTTTGTTTTGTGTCGCCGCCTTACCAAAGCCTGAGCGATACATAACATCAAGACCCTGAATACGGGCGTTCATGAATGGAACGAGCGCAGTCAGGACTCGGATCAAAGCAGAGTTGCCCTTGCGGCTGAAGTTCAAAACCTCCAGCGCCTGAAGCATCGCCTCGGCTTCATTGCCAGTTTCAGCAAGTGTGCGTTTATACACCTCTGCACGGGTAGCAACGTCGGATGCAGCAGATCCCTTTTCCAGCGCACCCCAGATCGCAGACACCGGCATCAAGGCTCTCTCTTGTGCCGTGCGCTGCCCGGTGCGTTTGCGCAGTTCGGAAGCAACCTCACGGGCAGATGCTTTTACATCGCTTGCAAAGTCATACCCAGCAAACAGCCCGGCATTTGCAAGAGCCTGCGCTTCAGGAGAACGACCCGCCAGAGTAGTGCCAAACTGTTTAAACGTATCGACAATAGGAGTAATGTTGGTTCCGGTGGTAACCCATGCCGACAACGAGTCGCGGATCAAGTTAGCAAGCATGAACCCCGGTTCTTTGGTAACCAAGTTGCGCAACAGGTTTGAAGGCGCGGCCAACACTTCCATGAACGGCAGTTGCGGCAGGTTCAGGCCTTTCAGGGCTTCCACAAGCAGGGGATCATCGACTTTGTAATACTTGGTCTGGCCGTTTTCTTTGACGGTAACTACATCGGAGCCACGAGCCAACGCCGCAGGGACTTCTTGCCCTTGGTTTAAACGCAGCATATCTCGAACCACGCGCTGACCCGCTACGTTCTTCATGCCTGCCTCAATAGCGGCTCGACTGTTGCGAACAATCGTCTCCATGAAGTCTGCCAGCGGAGCCTCTCCGCCTTTCAACTTCTTGGGTTTATTGACCCCGGAAATTGGGGAAAACACCCTCGGGCCTGCCGTGTCTTCTCCATCCATCTGGCGATAGAAGGGAATGTAATCCCAGTTCTGCGTCCAAATGACCGCCTCTTTATCGGAAATAACTCCGGTGTCCCTCATGAAAT